GCACTTCGAGCACACGAAGGCGTATTTCGAGGAGCATGAGGACTTCGACGAGCCTTCGTGGGCCGTGGCGACGGGGCGGCTAAAAAGGGCCCTCTCCGATGTCGAAGCGCTCGCTAATCGGCTGCGTCAGGTCGTGCTGCGTGAAGCTGAACCCCTCGCCCAGCGTACAGGCGACCTTCGTATCGAGGCACGCCACCGAAAAGTCGAACATCCGCACCGCACAGCCCGTCTTCTCACGAATCCGCGCCGCCCCACGACCTGTTCCGCAGCCGAAATCGGCCACGGTCTGGTACGGCTGGGGTTTGGCAACGGAGAGAAACAGGTCCGCGAGGTTTTCGCCGGGAGCGACGATGCGATATTGCGGATGCTCGGACCAGAGTTGTTCGTACTTCGCTTGCTCGGGATTCACTCGTCCTCGTCTTCAAGTTCCTGCGCAATCATCGACCCATCCGGCTGCTTGCTGATGCGCGCCTTCTTGGGCTTCCTCTTGGGCTTGCGGCCCGTCACGACCCGTTCGACCGCCTCGGCGCTCGTTTCGATGTCTTCCATGACGGCAAAGACCCCGCCGTCGGCCACCGCCGCACCCGTCTGATCCAGCGTCGAACCGTTGCTGATGTTCTGGCCTCGCACGCCCTCGCGTGCGCTCAGAATGCCAGCGGCCAACTCGAGCATCGTCTTGTTGCGCTGCGCTTCCAGTTCCCACGCCTTGATCTTCTCGGCGGACGCAATCTTCGCCGCCTCGATCTGCACCTTCGTCTGGTTGTCCTGCGCGTTCTTGGCCTGTTCGATCAGCGCCTTCTGCTTCTCGCGCTCGGTATCGACGCCCGCCAACGCCTGCGCCTTGGCAATCTCCACCTGGCCCTTGACCTGTTCGACTTCCTTCGTGGTCATGGCCTGCAATTGAGCCTTCATCTGCTCCAACTGCCCTTGCGCCTGCACCTTCATCTGTTCAAGCTGGCCCTGCGCCTGCGCCTTGACCATCTCCGGGTTCGGCGGCGGGTTCGCCATCTGCTGCTCGATGCGTTCCTTGAGCTTGTCCGCCTGCGGCCAATCGAGGTTGTCCGCGAGGATGTCCGTCATCAGCGGCGCCATCGCAGGCACAGCCTGCATGAACGCGATCTGCTGCTCTGCCGCTTCCTCGCGCTTCGTTCCATACGACGGCCCCGCCTTCACGACGACATCGTATTTCCCCACCGTCAGGTCAAAGACCTTCGTCAGCCCCGGCGGCACCTTCACCCCCGGCATCTGCGGCGGCTGCGTCGGCTGGTTCAGCGGCACCGACTGCGGCGTGCCGTCTTCCCCGAGAATGCGGATGATCCGCTCGCCCGTGTACACCTGCGGGATGAGATCGAGGATGACCCGCCCTTCGTACTTCACCGCCCGATTCAGGTTGTCGAGGAAGTGGAACGTGGCGATGTCGGTCTGCGACTGCCGGCGACGAATGGCGATGCCTGACGTTTCGTTGGACTTCTCGCCCAGGCTCGGGTCGTAGATGCCCATGATCGTCTTCATGTCCTCGGAAGCGTTGATCGCCTCCTGCATCGCGCCCGCAGCGACTCCAGAATCCAGCGGTTGACGCTGCGGCGGCGGCATCCCGGCAATCGGGTCGTACTCCAGATACGCGTAGGACTGCCGGTTGGCGTTGCTCCACTTCTCCGCGTCCGTCGTGAACTGGCCCCGCGCGCCGATAAACGGCACCTTGGGCGCCAACGCAACGAGTTCGGTGCCAGCCGTGCGCCAGAAGTTCAGCATCTTCTGCGGGTCTTTGGCATCGCGGATGAGCGAGCGGAAGTACCGCTTGCCCTCCACGTTCACCTCGTCGCCGTAACACGGGATGATCGGGATATAGCGCCCCGCCCATTCCTTCGTGTCGAGCACTTCCGCGCCGGAAATCAGCCGCTGCGTGACCTTGAACGACGGCGCCGTGCGCTCGCCCTTCACTTGCAGGCCGGCAATCAGGAAGAGGTCGCGGTTGCGCTCGAATTCGTCGGCAGACAATACGCTGCCATCGTTCAACTGCACCAACTGGCGCATGACCTCTTCGCGCTTCCACCACTCAGCAATCCGTACCGAATCCTCGGTGAACCAACCCTCGTCGTCCGCGCCTTCCCAGCTTTGCGTCTCAGCGCCCTTGTACTTGGACTTGAACTCAGCCAATGGCAGCAGTTCGGTCACGAACCCGTAGCGCCAGTCCGATGCATCCGCTGCCGTTGAGCGCGGGTCAGCGAACACCGTGAAAGGATTCGCAATGCGCCGAACACAGATGTCCAGATCGAATACATCGTCGCTCGCATAGTCCACGTCCACGCGCCAGTACCCGAAGCCGCCGAACACCGCCGCTTCCACGCCGGTATCCCGCGCCACGTCGGCGTCCGAGGTCTGCTCGATGTTGCGGATCAGGCCCGTGATGACCGCTGCCGTGTGTACGTCCGCCTGGTCGCTCGCGGGCTTGATCGTGATCGCGGGCCTGTTCTGCCGCGCTTCGTTGACCACGCGCCGGCCAAAGGCGGGCAGGCGGTTGATGGTCAGCATCGGACGGCCTTCGCGCTCGCGCTGCTTTGCGATGTCGTCGGGCCATTGCTCGGCCAAGCGGGCGAAGCGGATGTCTTCGAGCGCCAGGTTGCGGTTTTCGGACGCCGCCTCGTCCGCGAGCTTGAATTCCTCAAGCGCGTCGCTCAGTACGTCCTTATCCGCCATTTATCGCCCCAAAAGCCCTTCGTGTATCTTGTATCCGCCGAATTTGTCGGGGTAAGCGGACTCCCTCACATCAAAAAGCTCAGACAAGAACTCGGGTTTCCCTTGCCGCCCCTTGCTGTAGCCAAGAACAGCATCGTGACCAGCCCTGCGGACGGCGCTTGCAACTGCCGCCTCTTGCAGCGCGTACGGAAGCTGGTTGAACTTCGGGGAGTTCATAACGATGTACTCGCCCATACCACTCATATCCGGCGCGTATTTCGACAAGAACTCCTCAACGTCTGCAACTCGTTGCTCTCTATTCCAAGCAACGCCGGGAGAGCGGAGAGCTCTCAGCGCCTCCTCGCGCATCTTTTCGTAGGAGCCTTTCCCTAGCAACTCGTCATAGGCCGCTTGTGGAGCCTTCCCACCTGTCGCGCCCTTAACAAAGACCGGGTTCTGGACAAGCGTTTCACCTGAAACTCGCTCAGAGCCGCCGTACCCATGCTTGCCGCTGCTGTAGTGCTTTGCGCTGGCCGAGCCTTCCGGCAGATAGAACACTCCCCCACGCACCGACGGCTGTAACGCCTGCGTCGGCTGCTGGTTACGCATGACCCGCATCAGCAACCCGTCCTCGGCCACTTGAGCGCCTGGAGTATTGGCAACCGCCCGCGCAAACTCCTCGGACTGCGGTAGGTTCGGCTTGATGCCAAGTTCGCGGGCGACCTTCGGGCTAACAATCCCCTGCATTGCCACATCCAGCCAACGCTGCTGCGCTAGATCGCCTTGCTGCTGGACCCATGACGGGTCGCTTTGCGCCATCTGAGCCATACGCGGGTCGGACGAAGGAGCGCCCAGCAGCCCATACATCGCTGCCGTGTCTTGGTCTTGCATGGTCTGGAGGTCTTGCGACCGCTCGGCCATGAACTTGCGGGGATCGCCCAACAAGCCTTTTACGCGCCGCTTAATCTCGTCCGCGCCCGAATAGACGGCGGGCAGCACGTCGCTCAGAAGTCCCGCCATAGCTCATCCCATCCAAGAGGTAGAGATCATCTTCGGCGCGGGTTTCGGCCCAGCACCCGCCCGCCGTGCGCCCTCGCACGCATAGCGCAGCGCATCAATCACATGGTTCTTGTCGTCCTCTAGCAGCGGCAAGACCTCCTCCGTCAATGGATCAACCTTGTATTTGTACATGGTCAACTCATCAATCGTGTGCTTGCAGCGGGGGTGGACAACAATGTCAAACGACTTCAGGAACTCGATCCCGTCCTCTATCGACTTCGGCCCCTTCACCGCTGATTGGATGCGCGGGAATCCATGCGTCTGCATGTAGTTGATCGTTTCCGGCCTTGAACTGTCCGCCGTAATCGGCCACTTCTCAGCCTCTGGCACCGACAGGAACAGGTCCGGCAGGTTGACAATCTCGCAGCCCACCGCATACGCCTCGTAGTCCACATACAGGGCGTTCCCATCAATCGAGCAGCGAATCAGGACACTCGGGTCAACCGCAAAGCCCCAATCCGCCCCGAGCCTGTGAATCGTCCCGTAGGGCCGTTCAAACTCTTCAATCTTCCAGTTGCGGAAGACCGTCGCCTTGCTTGCCTTCTGGTAGCCGCCACGCCAAACGTGCAGGAACTTGTCCGGGTCACGCTTGCGGTCGTACTCAATCTCAGCCTTCAGGACTTCCGGCAGCCACGGGTTGTCCTCGTAGTTCGCCTGAACGACGATGGTTCCGGGCGGCGGCTCTGGCCCGCGTAGCAGCACATCAACCGGGTCCGTCTTGTGGTTCGGGTTCCAACTGAACCAAATCTGGCTGTCTTCCTTGCGGATCGTCGGGCGCAGCAGGTCGAGCGAGCGTTGCGAGAGGCTTTGCGCTTCCTCTACCCACGCGATGTCATAGCCTTCCAGCGACTTGATCGTCTCAGCGGTATGGTTCTGCATCCCCTGGAAGATGATCTTGCCGCCGTTCTTGGGGCGTATCTCAGCATCCAGCACATCGAAGTGCGCCCCGACGTTCAGGTCTTGTATCTTGGCTTCCAGCAGCTTCTTGACCGACTGATTGAGCGAGCGTTGGATTTCACGGATACAGACCGCATCCGTCTTTTGCATCACGCACCGCTCAAT